GTATGTAGGATTAGGCAGTTTGCCTGGCTTACGAGCCATTATAAAACCTACATCCATGTCTCTTGCCATTGCTGACCCAAACACAAATCCTCTACTTTCTATACCGATTATTTTTGTGCCTTGAAAGGCAATGTTTGTTAAATCAATTAATGCTTTATTGAATGCTAGTGGGTTTGCTAGTAGACTAGTTATATCTCTAAACTGTATTCCTTCTATTGGAAAGTCAGGAACTGTTCGTATTGCTTTTTTTAAGTCTTGCCAAAATTCTTTCATTAGTATTTGTATCTCTGTTTTTTGTTTTTCTTTTTATAATGTTTCTTTATGATGTCTTGTTGTGCCCATCGCCTTTTATTATTTTCGCCATTTTCACCGCCCCAACTTACATTAAGACGTTTTTCTTTTGGTGTTCTTTTTATTAATTTTTTCTCCCAATCAAGTGCCTCTTCCATTGTGTGAAATTTATTCACTTCTCTTGCTTGCACTATTAATTTACTTATTTCGTTAGAATCACTCAACAACCATTGTTGTGTAAAACTAGGTTCTCCACTCTTGGGTGTTTTCGGATATTCAATATGTAATTTATCAAATGCAAAACCAATCTGTCTTGCGTTCCAAATGTCAATATCCTTACCAATTAAATCTTTTATCTGTTGTAAAACTACTTTTTCTTTGTTTTGAAAATCACTTTGTAAAACAGAAGCTTTTTCTACATCTACACGGACACCTCTTTGTCGCATATTAATTAAGATAGGTAACAATTTTTTTTCTAATTCCCAAACAGTTTGTAAATCTTGTTTACTTATTTCATGTTTAAATCTTTGCCACAAAAGATACGTGAGCCGTGCATCTTGTTCCGCATAATGTCCAACATATTCAGCTGGCAGTTTCCACATCTCTCCTTTTGGATCTACACCATGTGCTTTTGCAGCTTCAAACAATTCTTGCTCTGCTTTTATTTCACCTAAATAATCTTTTGCTAATACATTTAATTTGTAGCTATATCTGTTTTCATCTATCAAAGCCCCGGCAATCATGGTATCGACAATCTCCCCATTGACCTCGATACCATATGCCTTCAACCACCCCACATCATATTGTGCGTTGTGGAATATTTTACGACAAGGTAATTTACAAATGTCTTGCATATATTGTAAGACTTGCTCTTTGATTAAATTACCACCGCCATAATGTTCCATAGGATAATAGCCTTGCCAACCTTCCGTTGCAACTGCAAAGCCAACGATTTTACCTTGTCCTGTAGCCCATCCAGCTCCTATACCATTATTAATCCCATCATCTTTTGTTTCTAAATCTATAGCAATCTCTTTAGCATCACTAAGGTCTTTGTAATCTAATGGAGCAGACCAAATATTTTTTTTCAAATTAAAGACTAACTGCATAGCTGTCATTATATATTCCTTTTTTAAATATTACTATAGCACTAGGAAACGGAGCTGGTCCTTTACCAGAAAATTTTATTCTACCTTTTATAAATCTTATTTGTCCTTTGAAACAATAGTCGTGCCAATATGTAGTATCTGTTCTAGCTGGAATTAAACAAACTACTGTTGCACCTTTTAAACTTTCTTCATACGCTTTCTTAATCCACAACTTAATTTGTTGTCCGTAAGGAGGATTCATAAATACTACATCCTTTGACCAGTCTTGTTTTAAACCATCTTCTTTTATAGTGTAAAACTTTTTACACTTTTTATTTTCAATTGTACAACAAGGATCTAATGTGAATCTAAATTCTCTGTTTAATTGGTTATAAATATAGGTAGGAGTTACCCATTCATTTGATTCACTGCTAAACATACTTTTATTTATCATGAAAGCCCCAGAAATCTAGGGTTTTGAGTTCGATATTGGATATAAAGCTCACTGAGTGCATGTAAAAAATTTTTGCTTATGATTCTACCTAAAAATATAAAATTAAACATCAGGATTATCCACTTTTGCATATGCTAAATTACCAGACACCGTTATACGTGGTTCGTCTACTCCATAAAAAGGATATACAAGATGTTGTAGACCTGCTGGAAAAAGAAATAAAGTTTGCTCCCAACTTTTATCAACAGCATAATATATTTCTGCAATTCTTTTATACCAATCTGGAACTAAAAAACTTAAATGTCCTGCTTTAGGTGAATTACTTTTTACACCTGGTGACATGTTTTGCATTTGCTCTGCATCAAATGGAACTTGTACAAAAATTATAAATGAAAATAATCCTGAGTGACTATGTATAGGATTAAATTCATGTTTATACATTTCATTACACCACAAATTTACTAAATTTAACCTTAATCTGTAAGTGTCCCCTTCATAATTTCTTAAATATTTTTTAAATTCACTATCTAAATAATCTTTGTACCAACCAGTAGACTCTATACATTCTATTAAAAATTGTTCAAGATTAGGAAAGTTTGCATCCATAAGATATTCATTTACAATGTTTCCTGCCAGATGATGATTATGCCTAGTTTTATCTTGTAATGCTTTAGCAACTCTTTGTTTTGTTTCTGCAAACAAATTATCAGTCAATGTAAATTTAGTCAGTTGCATAATCTCTCTCCAAAATCATTTCACAATAGTGTATGGCTTTTTTTATATCCTCAGCTTTACCTTTATCTTTGTGTCTACAAATATACTTGATTACGTTACCCTCTGCAAATAAAAGTTTGTTTTTATTAACAAAATCAGCAGGTTGTATATTAAATTTTTTGTAGTGCGAGCTGCCTTTTTGCCACAATTTCTTTTTCTCTTTCATATTCCTCCATATGTTTTAAACTAAAACCATCACGTAATAAATTAAATAACTTATCTTCAACATCTCTCTTACTAGGTCGAGTATTGAATTCTAAAACTAAACGTATTTTATATTTTGTCATAGGTTTTGTAATGCGTAAAAACTATAAACTACAGTATAAATTAATAGTAATTCTATCATTGTTTCTTCTCCCTTAAATAAATTAAATATTCTTCTCCTATTGGATAATTGTATTTATAATCACTTGATAAAACATGTAAAGTATCCTTTGCTCTTGTTATACCAGTGTAGATTACTCTTCTCTCATCCGACTTTTCATTAACATTTTTATTATAAAAATTTGATGGCCAATTTGCTTTAGTATATAATAAAACATTATCAGCCTCTCCTCCTTTGACAGAGTGTATGGTGTCAATTATTATTTGAGGTTCCTCATCTAATTTTTGTTGACCATATCTCTTCAATAATCTTACAAAGTATTCCGTTTGCACTGGTGTAAAGTTACGAGTCAGCACTTCCCACCAAGGTTTTTTTACATCTTTATCAGTCATATCTAAACCACACCACTCTCTTAGTTCTGTAAAATCATAGGATTTGGTGTCTACACATCCTAACCAAAACCTAGTGGTTCGATATTCTAAATCTTTTAAAGCACGTACATATTTATACATATTTTCCGCTTCCATTTTATTTACACCCTTGCCGTTGCTGATTTTTGTCCAAGATTTTATAGCGTTCCATTGTTTTATATCAAAAGATTTATTACCTTTGTTGTCAGCGTAATACAGTCCAGCGTTTTTTGCAGCTATTCTAAGTTCATTTACCGTAGTGTTTATACGTCCTAATATGTACCAAGTGCCAGGTAAATCTCCTATAGGAACTTCATTAAAACTTAAATATCTTTTAACAAATCCTTTTTTTGTTTTTGGATAATAATCTTTTTCTACACTATCTAATATACCTCTGCGAACTATTTGTGAAAAATGATGTATCGCTTCACCAAACCTTCGTGTCTGTCTAAGTATGACTTTCCTTCCGGGAAAATACTTAGTAAAATATTTTGGATCTGAGCCATTCCACTTATATATACTTTGGTCATCATCGCCTGCCACGTAAATTCTTTTTACACTATCCGCCATTTTATAAATTACTGACCATTGCAAAGGAGTAAAATCTTGTGCTTCATCTAAAATTAAAACTTCTAAATCTGGAAACTCTACATTGTCAATGGTGCGTTCTATCATATCTGTAAAATCTATAAAACTATCTTTTTTATAATGTTCGTA